GCTACGGCATCAACAGCTTAATAGGAAGGAATTATTATGGCTATTAATAGAGCTAGTATTAGCAAAGAACTCCTTCCCGGTCTAAACGCTGTTTTTGGAATGGAGTATGGAGAGGTAAATAACGAGCATGAACCTCTTTTCGAAGTAGAAAACTCAGATCGTGCCTTTGAAGAAGAAGTACTCTTCACTGGTTTCGGTACTGCACCCACTAAGGGTGAAGGTGCTTCTGTTTCTTATGATGACGCACAGGAAAGCTATTCAGCCCGTTATACGGCTGAGACGATAGCTCTTGCCTTTGCTGTCACCGAAGAAGCTATGGAAGATAACCTGTATGACACGTTTGCGAAACTTCGTGCGAAAGGTCTTGCACGGGCGATGGCGAACACCAAGCAGGTTAAAGCTGCAAACATCTACAACAATGGTTTCTCTGATACCATTGGTGATGGTGCTGCATTCTTCTCTGCATCTCATCCAACCATTTCTGATGGTCTCCAGTCAAACCTTCTTGGTGCGGCTGATCTGTCAGAAGCAACCCTTGAGACTGCACTAACCACTGCTCAGAAAACCAAAGATGATCGTGGTATTCTGATTGGTGCTTCTGTAGTTTCTTTGCACATCCCCGTTGATTACTGGGCCGTTGCTGATAAGATTCTCAGCAGCCCCGGCAACACCGGAACGAGTGCAGCCAGTGCCAACCCCAATACGAATGCTATCAACGCTATTCGTAACATGGGTATGGTCCCTGAAGGCTACTACATTAACCGTCGCTTCACTGATACTGATGCGTGGTTTGTAAAGACTGATGTGCCGAATGGAACGAAGATGTTCGTCCGTTCTCCGCTTCAGACTAAAATGGAGCCTGATTTTGATACCGGCAATCTGCGATTCAAAGCCCGTGAGCGTTATAGCTTCGGTGTCTCTGATTGGCGTGGATGGTACGGTTCTGCTGGCTGATAAGATAGTTGAGAGAGGTGGTGTTGGGGTGAAAGCCCTTAAGCTACCTCTCTCATACTTATAAGGGAGTTATTATGACAACAAATATTAAAGTAGCACAAAATGTAAGTACAGATGGTGCTATTATCACAGGGTTTCGTTATGTAGATAGCGGCCTAACACTTGGAGATGAAGGCACAGGAAGCAGTCCTACGCCCTCACATACCCGTGTTATGGCTATGCACGTATACTCCACAATTGTTGGAGACATTATTATTAAAGGTACTAAACAGATTACGAATAAGACAGCAGCAGGTACAGCCCTTCGATGGCGTGTTGCTGCACTTGATTCACAAGATACTTACGTAGGAGATATGGGTGTAGGCGTATTTGGAATTGTAAGTCTTGCAACTTCAGGTGCTGCTGCTATGGCCCCAACTATTACATTATATGTAGGCTAACAATGTCTACATACTCTGATTTAAAAGCAGCCTTAATTTCTACTACTGAGAACGATGGTTCTGAGTTTACTGCTGAGATACCTAATTTTATCAGTAGGGCAGAGTTACGTCTGACTAAAGATATTGATGACTCAGGTTTAGATGAGTATACTGCTTTCTCATTTACAGCTAGTAATGCAGTTGTATCTCTTGGAGATAGAGTACGCATAGTTCGTAATGTAAATTTCACAACAAGTGCTGGAAGTAAAGTTAACTTACTTCAGAGAACAATTGAATACTGCAATGACTACTGGCCTGTAAGTGCTTCTACAGGTGAGCCGAGGTATTATGCACGTAAGAATAATAGTTCTATATTTATAGTACCGACTCCTGTATCTGCTTTAACAGGAGAAATCCAAACAGCTTCCCAACCATTAGCCTTGGCTTCTGCTACAGGCACAAGTGTTACTACAGCAAATTATTTTACTAATTACTGTTATGACGCTTTATTTTTTGCTGCCATGTTGGAAGCTACTATGTATATGAAAGACTGGCCTACAGTTCCTGCATGGCAAGCTCAATATGAGGCAGCAGTTATTACACTTAGAAATCAAGCTAGAAGGACACGTCAAGATGATATGGCAATTGCTGCTTCACCTGCGGGTGGTCCTGATACAATTACACCGGGGAGTCCATAATTATGGTAGCTAAATTATTTGGAACAGCAATTGGAAAAAAAATAGGACGCCGTAGAGGACCGAAATCTAAAGCTAAATCTAAAGAACAGATTAAGGTTATAAGACAAGAACGAGAAAGTAAACCTGTTCAAAAGACACCGAATAGAAAAAGAGAAGTTGAAGGTGCAAGACTTGATCCTGATGCTAGTGATTATACAGGTGGTGTAGGAGCTAGAACAGCTAGAGATGTAGGTACAAGAGGTGAGAAAGTTACTGTAGGTGGTTTAACAATCAATAATTTTGTAAGAGATCAAGCTTCAAAAGGAATGAAAGATAGAGGAAAAGCAAAAGCAAAGCTTGCAGAACTAGCAAGAGAAGGGAAAACTCCAGAGATAAGAAAAGAAGCTCAAGCTGCTTATAATAAAATGGAAAGACAAGATATTAAAGCTACAAATAAAGCTCGTCAAACTGCTAAACAAACTTCAGAAAAACCCAAAGTTAAAGAAAGATTAAAGGCTGCTTATAAAGGCACACCAGTTAAAAAACAAGATAAAAGAGACCCTGTTCAAGCATTTTTAAATGATGGTGAAATTATAGGAAATTTTAATCCTACTGTAAATCAACAAAAACAAGCAGTATCAAGTTTAAAAGCAAGAGGGAAAACTAAAAAAGCTAGGGAGATTGAAGCTATGTTAGAATTAGGACCAAAGAAAGCTGCTAAACAAAAAACTAAAGAAATAAGAATATCTAACCGTCGTAAGATTGGTGGTAAAGTAAAACGTAAGGCTGGTGGTAATTTAGACCTTGAAGCAGTTGAACGTGGTAAAATGCGTAAGACTATCCAGAATATAAAAGGCACACCTTCGGAAATTGCTAAAGATCGTAGGCGGAAAAAAATAAAAAAACCAACAAGCTTGCCTAATTATGGAGATTTTACAAACGAGTTAGATGAAACACCTAATAAAAATTCAGAAACAGAAGCACAGATTGCAAGAATGATTAAAGGTGCTTTTGATAAACCTAAACTTAGTAGACCTTCTAGGGGTGATAAAGAATTTACACCCTACTTGAAAAGAAAAATGCCAAGGAAAAAAGCTGGTGGCAAAGTAAAAGGCTACAAAAAAGGCGGCCCCATTACTTATCGCATGTCAGGTGGGCAGGTAGTCGGTAACAGTTATGATTAGTAGGTCTAGTGCTAGACAACAGATTATGAAACCGCCTAAGAAACGTAAGGTAAAAAAAGGAGAATTTAAATGGAAAAGAAAACAGAAGTAAAGACAATGACTGTTGTTGAACAGCCTGTAAAGAAAACAGAAGTAAAAACAGTTACTGTTGTTGAACAGCCTGTAAAGAAGCCAGAACCTAATCCTAATAATAATATTGGAATAGCTTGTTTTGTTGCTGTAGGTATTGTTCTTCTTTCAATTGTAATCTATAAAAAAGTAAGGGGAAAGAAATAATGCCGGGACCACATACACTAATTGATCGTAGTATTCCATTGAAGGATATCGTAGGTAAACCTACAGGTCAGGGATTTGGCGCTGCACGTAAAGGGCCATCAGTTACAGGTAAAGCAAAAGATGCTGTTGTTGATGAAGACTATCAACAGGGAAAGTCTTTTAAAGTAGAAGATTAAGTTAAAGAATTAAGGGGATCATAATTATGTTAGGAAAATTAATTGCAAAAAAAGCAGGACGACCTAAACGCCGTAGAGGACCAAAGCCAAAACCAAAACCGGCTGTAGCTAAGAAAGCCCCTGTTCGTAAAAACAACGAAAAGCCTTTATCTAAAAGAGCTAAATCTGAAATTGAAAAGTTATCTGGCGTTAAGTTAACAACACTAAAAAATAAAACTCCATCTGAGCAACGGGAATATTTAAAAACTATATCAGATAGGGCTGAAAGGGAAGACCCTTTACCAAGACGTAGGGCTACAGGACCAGAAGGTTCTAAGCCTGTAGAGCAAGGCCCACTTCTATCTAAAGTACAGCTTCCTGAGAAGATGAGTAAGGCTCAAGCTCGCAGACTTATTATGGAAGGAAAAGCTAAAGTAAGAACTGATAAGAATGGCAAAAAGAAATTAGTTTCTACAGGTGAGTATGCTCCAGCTAGAGGAGTTGTAGCAGAAGAGATGGGTCTTAGTAAACGAGGGAAACTTCCTAGTGAAGCAGAGCTTAAAGAAATGGGTGGTTTTGAAATGAGAAAAACAGGTGGTAAAGCAAAGTCAAATGTACGTAAAGCAATTTCTGCTCAAAAGAAAAAAAATCCAAAAGCCCGGTTAGCATCTAGTTCTGGTACTTCTATGATAAAACCTATTGCATCTGAATCACCATCAAGAAAAAAACCTCCTTCTTTTTCTTCAATAATAACAAACGCTTTAAAAAAGAGAGCTTCTCCTAAAGGGGAAAAACGGATTCAGGAATCTGCAAAAAAAGCACAGAGCACTAAACGTAACGCTGGAAAGAACACACCGGTTGTAGTTAAAAAGCCTAAAGCTAATCTTAAGTATGCAGCAGAATCAGGTTTGGGTTCTGCTCCTATTGGAACAGCATCTAAACAATCTACTATAAAAAGTAAACCAGATAAACGTAAAAGTCTTTCGGATGCTCTGTTTGGAGGTTTTAAAACTGGTGACTTTACAGCTAAAAATCAAACAGTCAAGAATCCATTTACAGGTAATGATATGACTATTGAGTATGATTATCCTGAAGATAAGAAAATGGGTGGTAAAGTAAAACGTCGTATGGGTGGTGTAATTAAAAAAGGTTTTGGAAAAGCTACTCGTGGTTACTAAAGAGTTTCTTAATAGATACCAACAATCTATAGATCAAGGTATAGATGATTATGATTTAATAGATAATACTATTGACAAACCTCTTAAAGAAGAGTATAAGACTTGGGATGAATATTATAGTTCTCTTATTAGTTACATGAAAGAAAAGTATAGATATACATATGGCAGTAAAGCGTAAGAAGAGTAACATGAAGGGTATGACTATTGGTAAGGGAATGAAACGCCCTACCAAGGCTGGTGCTGGCATGACCAAGAAGGGTGTTGCCAAGTATCGTAGGCAGAACCCCGGCTCTAAACTACAGACTGCTGTGACT